CTTACGCGCTACCGACTCGGATGCATTCATTGTAGTGGATGTATAGATGCTTTCTGAGCCATCCAAATCATTACGTACAGGCGGCGAGAATCCGGGCTGCGCAGGTGTGCGATCCTCCGACTCGAATGCACGCAAGATGTCCTCAACACCAGTGGGTCCCTTCATCTCACGGCGCGCCGTCTGCGGCTTCGGACTCGGCGGCGGCGGCTGAGCCACCTCTTCCGCCCACGTGCCGCCGCGCCCCTGCTGCTGATACCCCACAGGCTCCTGCTGCCGCTGCTGCTGCTGCCCAGGTTGCCCCATGCTTACGAAGTTCGCGAAGCCAGGACCGACCGCCTGTGATGCGGCAGCCTGCGCGAACTGCCGTGCAAGCTCAGGATTCTTCTTCAAGATCTCATCCATACCGGGCATCTTAGACTTGAAGAACGAATTGGTTACGTGGCACATAGCAGCGCTGATGCCGAGCGTCATAACAAGACGAATTTCAGGCGCAACCTTGCTTCTGTCCTTGTATTTATCGTAGAGCTCCTCGAAGATCTCATCAAAGTCCTCTTGATTCTCATTGACTGACTCCGACCAACCGTCGAGATTTACATCAGCGGGATTGTATTTCTGATTCAGAAACTCCATACCCGTCACGCACGTCAGAAGAGCGTTACGCTGAAACTTGATACTCGCTTCCAAATTGCGACTATCTACAAGTCGCGCGTATTCAGCCTTGATTTCCTCGAGTGAGTTCGTCAAGTTCATGCGGTTTCCCTCAATACCCTTGGACGCCAGCCGCCGTAGCTTATTCAGAAGAGCCGTCTTCTCGGTCGTCTCCTGCTCCGGCGACATTACGGGAACAGAGGCGGGTGCAGCTTCAGAGCCGCCAAGTTCAGAAGCAAACCCTACATTTGCCGAACGATTGATATGAATCGAATCACCGCCGCTGCCTGCCGGTGCACTCACCGAAAAGGTCTTTTGTGTGTCTTCTAGATTGACAAAATCTATACCCTCAGCAATCGACGGCGCAGAGGGCGGCGGATTATTGATTTGAAATGTCGGACCGGTGGATACATGCGGGCTCGCAGAAACCATGCTGTTACCTCCCATAGGCGTCTTAGGACTACCAACCTTCTTCTGGTTTGCCAAAAGATCCATATCAAGGTTGTGTGTTCCGTTTTGACCTAAATCTGTAATATCTAGGCTGATGATGTCATCAATATTTGCCGTATTTGAGGCGAAATTCTTGAGTGATGAAAGGTCGCCGGGGCTGCTCATCTTTGATTCCTTTTACATATGCGGTTTAGGTGATTTTTTGTCTAAGAACGCAGACACATCAAAAATGCATCGGCAAGGTCGGAGCGCTTCTTTTTGCTCATGAAGAATTCGCGCCACGGTCCGTCCTTGATTTTCTCTAGCACAAGACGCTCGGCAGTATCCTTGCGCGCCTTATAATCTCCACCGGCAGCATCAACCGCCTCTTGTGCCTCCTCCGTTTTCTTAGACGCGTGCACGAAGACAATTTTACCGGTCCAAGCCTTTTCGGCTCGAAGGCGATGAAGCAAAAGGCTGAAAAGCATCATCTGAACTGACTTCATTGTGGGTGCATCGTATGCCGGCTGGTTTTCAATACGAACAATGGAGCATCGCGCAAAGTCTGTGAGATGTATATCCAAAAACGCTTCGAGTGCAGTATGTAAAACAGTCAAGTCGGTTTTCATAGTGTTTTTCGGCTTTGTGTAAGGTAGCAAATACTTGGCAGATACAAACGCTATGTAGTCCTCTTTTTTCGGTTTTGCGCACAGGGTCCAGTTCTCAACCGCGCCGAGTTCTTTTAGAGATTTTACAGTTAGCGAAGTACCCGCAGGCAAACCAGCCTTACTGGTTTTCTTACCTTTCACACACCGTTTGCACCATAACAAGTCGCTGTCAGTCCACGAAGGTGGACCACCACAACTACAACGCGATGCCGTCTGAGAATCGCTACCCGCCAACAAATCGTAGTTGTTCCATGCTAGAACAGAAAAGGAGGACCCGCTCACGTCAGCAAGACAAAAAGCAAGATTCCTTATTCCCATGTCAAATGATAAAATTGTGCGCGCCATTATATTATTAACATGTCGAACTTTTAAGTGCGTCTTTCTACACTACATCTTGACAAAGGTTAAATCTTTGCGTAAAATGCCATACGATAATAAAAATCTGTAAAGTCTGGTCTTGTGTAGTTCTATTTGTTTCCAGATGACCCCTTCACATGTATGCGGACAGTCTTCGTTAAATAACATGCGTATCGACTTATATGTATTCATCACATGTCTCATAGGCTGCTCTGAGCCGAAGAAAAATAAATCTGAAATACATTTTGTTACAAGCGCGTAGCGACCGTCACGCTCAGGCATATAGATAACAGATTTATCAAGTAGACACTCTCTAATATAGTTTGGATCGATGCAATGGTCGTATTTAATATCAGGACGTATACGCATAATGATATCGTATGTAAAATTAGTCTCTAAGGAATGTTTGATAGCCATATCATATACTAGCGACATTTTATATAACATGCTGGCTGCGTTGCTACTTGTTTCTGCGCCAGCCAAATGTGAATACTGAGTCCATTTATCTGTATAGTAATTTTTCATAAAGAAATCTGCATCTTGTATTTCAAATTCGTATTTGGTAAAGTCGTGTATATTAGTTTCACAGCCGGGTTCGGACCATGAAGACAAAAACATGTCTACACGAAGACCGCTGTTAAGAAGCGGTGTAATAATCTTTTCTCTAATATTATCTCTACATAAGTCATACGTCCGTATGTGTCCTGACATGCATAGAGCGATACGAACGTTATTCTTAGTTAGATATGTTGGACCAACCGAATTCCATTCACTACATATATAGTAATCAAAATGCTCCGGATTCTTACAATACAAGTAGTATAAAATATATTGCTCTTGATTAATAAGTCCTAACTCCAACATGGCACTAAATTCGTCATGAAAAAGATCGCAGAGTCTACAAATACTAGTTTTGTCACCGGCTAAGAGACCCGAACTTACAGTCATGTTGTGTGTATTGTAGTAAGTTTCCCTATCGTCTATAATTTTATTCAAACTGAATCCGACCATACGAATTTTATCGGATTTATAATAAATATTACTAAAAACCTTATCAGCGTCCTCTGGTATTAGACTCGAATGGATACCAAAATCAACCCATTGAAAAATCTGCGAGCCGAAAGGATTTTCTAGAGCCACATGTTTTAAAAAATACGGTCTATTACATATTACCAATATATAATCTGGTTTTGTAAATTCAGGTTCGCCAACATGACCATGTATCTTTGTTGAAACATCTCTCTGCACTGCCTCAATTACATCGCGCTTATCGTAGTACTGTAATTGATTAAAAGGCAACACGATAATCTTTGTGTAAATCAAAAGCGGGTCGGTCTTTCTACGTATTGTAGTGCAGCGCTCTCTGTACTCCTCGGTCGTAAAAATACATATAGGGTTACGCTGTTTTAACACCTTTTCACAGTTAGCAAAATATATATCGACGGGGCGCGATAGTACATCCCATCTATCACGACCAATATTATAAAAACATGTTACAAGAGTGATTTTTGTATCAAATACGTTGTTATAGTTTTTATTAAGCCCGCATTCAATGCTATTGATAGATTTTATATTTGCTGTTTTTAAAATATGAGAAAGCATTGTGTGTATATTTTCGTATATTGTGGCGTCACCGCTGTTAGACATAAACATATCTGTAACACCGCGCGTAATTGTTTTTAACATGTCTATTTTGTCACATACAAATATCCAATCACTTATTTTCTCTTGTACAGATTGCATCCCTGTGTATATACAATTATGTTGTAGGACTTCAGGCAATGTATCTACGTTTATATCAAGGTCAAAGCGCGTCTTAACTACATAGTCATATTTGAAATTACCCGCGTTTTCGTAGGTCTCTATTTGTTCAATCGCCAAAGTGAATTTATAAAATTGCTTAAATATATCAATACCAGTCCAGTCCTTTTTACTATCAAATAAATGTAAATATTCACTTGTTATTTTAGCATCTTCGTCATTCTTATCAATAACAGTAAGGCTTTTGATTCTAGAGGCAAATTCTGGTCTAAATTTGGCTTTAATCTGCTCTAGACTTAGCATGGAGTCATTATAAAATTGTAAGTTTTGTTTAATATACGGATGAAGGTCAAATTCTCTATTTGACATACAAATAAAGATATCTGGATCATGCCGTAGGCAGAGCCGCTCAAATGACTCGGCGCACAATTCATAGGTTCGTATATTTCCAGTGACAAGCAGTACCGCTTTCATTGCTACCTATTATGTGGATTTATTTAAGCCATTAAATAAAACTACACATGATAGATGCCGACGGGTAAGACACTCGCTGGGGTTGACGCGTCCGGAGCGATAGTGCTTATCTATAAAACAGGTAAGCCTAACGAATATATAACTGGTGAGGAGACCTCATATGTCGCCGATAACCCATTCTTTAAAAATTTTGAATCGGTCGAAGATATCGATATATTTTCTGCCTTTGAAGCTCCTGGTTCAATCGATTCTTATAAGGAACTGACGGCAGCTAGAAGAAAGTTTATACAATCGTGTGTGGAGCTTGAACAAACGTTTGCCGATTACGATATTGGTCGTGTAACATTTGGTAATCTCAAGAATTCTAGTAAGCCCGGTAAAATTTCAGCGAAGCCGCGGTTTGTTGAAAAGGGTCGGCGGGGCAAATTCGGCTTTCCAAAAGGTTCGTATGAGCTAACAGATAAATCCATCGAGGCGTCTGCTCTTCGCGAGGTGTGGGAAGAGACAAACCTTACATTGGACCCGTCACGACTTGTGGATACTAAAAAACTGGTAAATACGGGTGGTCAATCGAATTACGCAATATTTCAATATGAACTGAAGGACGATGAATATAGGCGTATGGTGGCACATCTGCGTATTAAGAACATCGGTCGTGAAAATGAACTTCACCATCTTGCCTTTAGAACTATACCTCCAAATCGTGATAAATTTTTTACTAATTTGGCTTCAAGAAAAGCCTACGCGGCTTTATCGAAGAATGGGGGCAGAAGAACCCGACGAAAGACACGGAAGCAGTAAAGTAAGGTGATAGATTTTAAAGATATACAATAGGAATGTTATCTTTAAAACATAAGCAGTTTTTATATACCTCGCTAACCATCTTATTTATAATTGCTGTTGCATATATACTCTATAAATATAATGAACACCCCGTTCCAAAAATTATATGGGCGTATTGGCACTCAGAAGCTATCCCCCCGCTTATACAAAAGATGCTTATCGCGCGCCAGCAAATTTTAAAAACATGGCAGTTCCATGTTCTGAATGAGAACACTGTTCACAATTTCCTGCATGACTTTCCAAAAAATTACGAAAATCTGAGCCCAACACATAAGTCAGATTGGATACGCGTGTCGCTACTTACATTATACGGGGGCTGCTGGCTGGACGCAAGTATTATTATTAATTCTGAGCACGATTTTGAAGAGTTGTACAAACAGACTGTACACAATCGTAGCCAATTTACAGGTTTTTATACACCAAGAGCACTCATAAATAACGATAAGAGATCGTTTGTCGAAAGCTGGTTTATCATGGCACCCAAGAATTCAACAATAGTACGCGCATGGGCGAATGAATACAGACGGGCAATCGAAATGGGATTTTTACAATATAGAAATATAATAGAACAAACAAGAACAGATGTACCGACAAAACACATTTATAATCAAAAGAATCACGAGGATGTGTATTTAACAATCTATGTTTGTCTACAAATTGTATTACATGATAATTTAAACGCAAATATAGTATTATTGGATTCGTCTAAAACAATGTATCGTTTACATGAGATATGTTGGGACGTAATAAAAAGCGACTATGATTCTGAATGTATCGTTAAACGCATTCGTGATAAGCCCGAAGAAACAAAGAATATACCATTTATTAAGTTGACAAATGCGCAACGGGTCGAACTGGAAAAGGTAGACATATCAAATTATTTCGGTTAAAATCCGCAGTAAACAACTGTTATCATAACAGATGGTTCTAAATTACATAGGCTCGAAACGCTCGCTAGCCCAACGGCTCGTTAATGAGTTTAATAAGGAGTGGACAGACCTATCCGGCTATACTTTTTGCGACGCTTTTGCCGGTACTGGCGCTCTTGCGGTTCAAATGGCGCCGCATGTAAAAGCCGTCATGGTGAATGATTGGGAGAATTTTTCGGTGGCTGTCCTACATGCACAATTTAATCCGCCGCCGCCGCCTACGGCTACACAATTGGTCAACGCTCTTAACTTAGTAATACCAGTAACAGGTGCAATTACTACAACCTATTCTGAACTTGGAAACAGGCGCTATTTTACAACTCTCAACGCGCAGAAAATTGACGGAATTCGTATTGCCTTGCGCTCACAAAACTACACACAACAAGAGTGCAATTATCTTAAAGGCGTTTTAGTGTCCGCAGCAGATTCTATAGCAAATGTAGCCTCAATTTACGGAGCCTATTTGAAGGATTTTAAAAATTCGGCAACCAATCCAATTACGCTGCGCCCAATTCAATCGGCAGCCCGTCGAGCCCAAGTCTTTCAACGTGATGCACAAGAATTGTGTTTGGATGGCGCCATTATTGAGCCAACAACGCTTCTCTACCTCGATCCTCCGTATAATCAGCGACAATACGGAGCAAATTACTTTCCACTGAACGCAATTGTGGATATTTCTGCGAACACATTCGAAGTGGCGGGTATTACAGGTATTCCCACGACAGGTTATAAAAAGTCGGCATGGTGCTCGACAAAAACAGCAACCAACGCATTGAAAACAATTCTTGAGGGTACACCAGCGCGCCGCGTAGCCCTCTCATATAACCAAGAGGGCATTCTGTCGCATGCTGAAATCACTGCACTCTTTACGGCAACGGGCTGGCAGGTTCGCCGCATCGAAATTCCTTATAAGCGTTTCGCTTCGCAAAAAGATCTGGAGCCGAACACGATTGAATATCTGTTCGTCGCAACACGAATCTAAGACCTGCGATACCAATGTCTGGCTTCATAGTAGCCGTTGAATTCGCGGTTACCAACCGATTCATTGAGCCATTCTAATTTATTAATAACGCATTCGCGTGGAAAATTCTTAAGGGTATAATTGAACAGAATTTCGTATTCGGAGGCACCGGATTCCTCCAACGGATCTGCTAATTCTATAAATAGCCGCCAGAATTGTGCTTTATGATGTTTCTCTACACAATTTATCAAATCAATTATAATATGTTTTTTCATAGGCATAAAGTGACATATGCCTGAAAGTGGGACACGCTTATATAAATTTGGGACGAGTCTCTCCATATGGTTAAAATAAGGCATATGGTGTTCGCCACTTACATTAAACATAATTTGATTATCTCCTTGGTAGAATTTCATTGGTTTATGAAATAGTACGTCGGAATCAATAATAACAAAATTATCTAATAGATTTTTAATAGTGTATACACTATATAATTTCAATAATTGTTGAAAATACCAGCCTGAGCGATGCTTCAAATTCAATATATCATGTATAGTTTGTTTACTGAAAGGAAACGTTGCTTCGTCAACAAATTCAAATAATTGTAGTGTCTCCTCCGAGCATAAAGTAAGTAGCTCAGATGCGGCGATAATATAGATCTTTCTATAAGAACTAATATATTTCTTAAAATTCTGTATGACTTCATCGCACAGTGCATATTCATTAGGTCCGATACATGTAACGATGTCAAACTCAATAGAATTATTTCTATCCGATGCCGCGGCGCACAGATTCTTAGAATGTATATGTAAATTTGCAACAGGTATTAATCCGCGCTGTGATTTAAAATACGGTAGTAAAAGTCCATCACGTGTATGCCATTCTAAATCACCGTAGACCCAGGTATTTAGATTTAATTCAATTTTATCTTGCGCCCTCTGTATTATTATATTATGAGTATGAATTTTATCTACACCAAAATTATATTGACCTAGCGCGGCACCGTCAAAGATATATTTAAATGTGTCATAATATCTATGAAAGCCAGTATGCGCGCTACAATGGTGAATTTGAGGAAACAAGAAATCATCTGGATGCAGCAAAAAATAACTGTGTAGGGTTCGCATCTCAGTCATAAGTCCCTTATCTCGGTGATGAATAAAGAAATGAATCAAATCGCGCAGACTATCGGAATCACGTGCATAGAATATAGCAAGACTGCAATGGTCATTATTATGATAGCAATATGCGTAGGGTTTGGTTTGTAAAATCTCAAGAAATTGCGTAGGGTCAACATACATCATAATATCGCACTCCATAAACCATACATTACTAAGATTATGTAGTTTCATCAAATTGTTTAGTAGAAAAAGTCGCTCGTAGGAGCGTTGAAATAGAAATTTACGTTCAGGTATATTTTCAACAACCATAAAATCAGTTTGCTGGAATGTTTCATCGAATATGTCAGATTTAACCTCATCATAATGTACAAATATAACGTTAAATGAAGTTAAAATATGTGACATATCGGATGAAATGTCACTATAGATTAGATATATATCTCCTTTAAAAAACAGTCGCAATTGCTTAATACAATCTACCAAATAGGGTGGTAGTTGCCCTATAAAACTAATCACCACATTCATTGTAGAGTTAAAATAACGAATCCCTTAAGCAAATTATCTCATTTCTAAATTTTAAGAAAGATATTCTATATGTGTAGTCTTCATCAAATATATATGTATCGTACTCTGGAAGCCGATCTACTTTAAATTCACTCCAGGAATCAACTAGCACGCAGGGAATACATGCATTTATCAGAATATCGGTAAATGCTGATTTTTTTAGTATAGGGACCGACCGCATATACAATGCCTCCCATAATCTATGTGTATCGATACCATTCCCTTCAGGACATATACAGAATTTGGAACTAGCTAACGCATCTAAATATTCATTATGATTGTTAAATCGTCGATTCTCTACGCCTTTCTTTGAAAATTCTAAGGCAACGCGAGCACGTTCACTATTTGTATGTAGAGACATACTCAATAATACAGTATGTTGTTTTTCGTTATGCATATTATAAAAACAATACCGTTCAAAATTGTGAAGATTACCATGATTCCACTGTTGATTTGCTATTCCTATAGGAATATATGATGCCTTGGCATGTTGAAACATCATATTCTGGCAAAAAATATGTTTAATTAGTGGCGATTCCAAAAATTTGGCGCATTTTTCTCTGGTCAGATTTTCATCCGAATTTCCAAAAATAATAACACAAGGATTCTTAAACAAGTATAGTAAAACCGATAAGTTCTTCACTCTATGTGAGTAACAAAAGATGAGTTTTGGATTATCCCACGGTTGATTAAATGTTTCTAAATTCTTAAATTTGGGCGCACCTTTTGCTATACGTGGATTCCATTCAAAATCAGCGTTAAATCCTACATAGGCTTCTGCTAATTCTTGTAGTTTTTCACCGGTTGAAATATAGTTACATATTTCATATAGACTCATTAATTATGAAGCATATCCGCGTTTTATATCCATTTTAACAGGCGGTAATCTGTTTTCATAAAGTGAGCGCGTTGCTTTGAATCATATAAAAATCCATCTTCATTACGCAGTGGAATCTGTCTCCATAGCCCACGTTCACAATTAAAATAGAGATTCAAAATTGCCTGGTCACCTCGAGCACTCGGAAACTGCTCGGCAAGCCTAAACAGTCCATCTACAGTTTTTGCCTCTATAATACGAGTATCATATATAAGAACTCCACTTTGAAAATAATCAATATCTAAGCTATATTTAGAAAGTGACAATTGACTGGATGTATCTAACATTTCAAACGAGAATTGACCACGAAGACGCCATACATACGTTGGATAAGCGTCACTATGTGCATATATAATATTGTCTGGTTGACAAACCTCTTTAAATATATGTAGTCGATTGAATACGTGCATACCCGCATCCATGGCAAATACGACATCCCATTTCTTAAAAAATACATCAAATATATAAAATTTCATAAAGATAAATGTACGACTCATCATATAGTCGTAGTTACGATTCCCTTTATTTTTCATCCATACATTAATAATTGCGTCACAATTGTGCGCCGGCAACTCAAAAAGCTGCACGTTACGTTCACTAGCGAAGCGCACCAATCCACTATTACTAATAAGCGAGCGAGGCACCATTAAAACAATGTCATCCTGCCAGTCGCCTATGAACCGGCATTCCGTAATTGTCTTCTTTGCCCGCTCAATATAGGGTTCGTTTGCTAGTAGAACAAGAACCCAAGAAGTCATTGTATTAGATACGATGATTTCTTTATATACATAATAAAATTTGATATACATCAAAGTAGAATTAGCATATACTATGGGTAATACGTTTCCAAAAAAATTCAAATACGACCCACACCAGTATGCCGAATTTAAAACGGAAACCCGCGGTGGATCGCTTCGCGCCTTTCTGTTCTGGCGCATCGAAATTGAATTAAAAGACAAGTCAAAAGACGAGTTCGAAAAAGTCGTAGTATATATGTCAGATATAATTGTACGTCTACAGGAAAACCAAGAAGACTATCATTCGGTGTTATTTGAAATCTTTCAACATCCTGTTTCCGGTGTTATATGCTGCCGCGTCATTAAATTTCCTGGCTAAATAGACTTAATGAACTCCCAACCCATGTCCTCACAAATACACTGCCAAATCTTGTCTTGCATATAGAGTTTTTCGCGCGACTTCAACAAAGGAAAGCACGGTAAAAATTCGTCAAGCTCCAACAATTGGCAAAACTTATACAAGACGTACGAATACGATAAGAAGTTCGAGCGCCCCTTGGGGCAGTGCTTAATAAAGGACGGCTGAATTTCGCGGAACATGAACCGCAGCTTATCCTCCACTTCACGCGACAGCACCGGCGCCTGAACACCGTTCAACCGATTCATAATGTGCGCAACGTGTTCATAGTATTTTGACAACTTGAGCTTCTTCAGAATCTCGCGCAACTTAGAAGGCTTTAGTTTAATTGTGTCTATAATACGCTCCTTCTTGAGTTCGCTCTGAATGAGTTCAAAGATCTCCTGAGGAATTTCAGTGGTTTCTTTCGCCTGAAACTGCGCTAACCACTCATTCAAGTGGTTAATCTTTTTGTAAGCAAAGTACGAAATTTCGCGTGGGGGGTCCTTATATGAGGGCTTTTCTGAGTCAATCAAAATAAAGTCCTGGTATCCGCATTCAGGGCAACCGAGCAGTGCCTCATTCTGCGAAAAGTGCATTTCACTATCGCAGACAGGGCAGCAACCGTAGTCGGATTCGATACCCGAGCCAGGCATAATACCAGACTTGATTGCTGTAGGCTCAACAATAGATAAGTACTTTTCAAGCGCTTTATCACGACGCAAACCGTCAACTTCTGTGGCGATATCAGACGCCTTTGATTTTACACGGATAGGGCGCTTTTTAACAACAGGCTCGGCGCCTTCTGGCTCAGCAGATGACTTAAAATACGATAATACCGAGTTCGCTGGCGTGCGCAATTTGTTTGACTCGGCTTGAAACGAATTATCGCCGAACGCGATGCGCTGCTGTGTATCATAATATCCAAAGAGAATGTCCCCTACATTCAAGTAGTAATTCAAAAAATCCTTATCGGATTCGATAGCAGCAATCTGTTTGCTCAAATCAGTTTCCCGCTCCAAACATTCTTTATGCTCATCGCTAAAGCGCAATTCAACTTTCCACGACGCTAGACGTTCTCTAAGCGTCGCCAAATCCCTTTTTAGGGTTGGCAGAGAGTCTTTGAGGTCCTGAAAACGCCGTACTTTTGAATTATGGAAACCTTCTAATGTAGTCAATTTATCGGCGCTATTAACTTCTGGTTCATCGTCCAACGACTGTAATGGTTGTAATAGTTCATTGAGCGAAAAGCCCGACATTGTTTATATGGTCTTTCTGCTTGGTTCTTGTTTAGGTGCGATGGACGAAAAAACGAGCCCCCGGGCTGCGTCCGCGAATCCTCCCGGCGAAATTTTTTTCACACCGTAAGTTATAAACAGATAATATGGGTGGCGGTGGTTTAATGCAGCTCGTGGCTTATGGCGCGCAGGACATCTATTTAACAGGCAACCCGCAGATCACCTTCTTCAAGGTGGTCTACCGTCGCCACACGAACTTCGCCATGGAGGCGATCGAGCAGACCTTCAACGGCTCTGCCAACTTCGGCAAGAAGGTAACGTGCACGATCAGCCGCAACGGCGACTTGATCCACCGCATCTACCTCCAGGCGACGCTCCCCGCGGTCACGCTGTCCACTGCGGACGGCTCTGGCGCCCAGTTCCGCTGGCTCAACTGGGTTGGTCACAACTTGATCAACAACGTCGAGCTCGAGATCGGCGGACAGAAGATCGACAAGCACTACGGCGACTGGCTCCAGATCTGGAATGAGCTCTCCCAGGAGCCTGGCAAGCAGGCGGGCTACGCCGACATGGTTGGCAACGTCCCCCAGCTCGTCAACCTGCTCACGCAGGGCGGCGAGGGCTGCGACGATGACTGCGCCCAGGGCGAGCCCAACGCCTCCTCTGAGGTGCTCAGCTGCGCGCCGGAGTACACGCTCTACATCCCGCTCCAGTTCTGGTTCAACCGCAACCCTGGCCTGGCGCTCCCGCTCATCGCGCTCCAGTACCACGAGGTCAAGATCAACCTCGAGTTCAACAGCATCAACAACCTCGTCTGGGACTTGACGGGCGGCTCTGGACACTTGGTCCGTGACCGCGTCTCCTCCAGCGGCCTCGTCAGCGCCTCCCTCTACGTAGATTACATCTACCTCGACACGGATGAGCGCCGCCGCTTCGCCCAGGTCTCCCACGAGTACCTGATCGAGCAGCTCCAGTTCACGGGCGGCGAGTCCGTGACGTCCAGCGCGAACAAGATCCGCCTCAACTTCAACCACCCGTGCAAGGAGCTCGTCTGGGTCGTCCAGCGCGACTCGTTCGTCAGCTGCGACGACACCGTCGTTGGCCCGTGGAAGGGTCAGCAGCCGTTCAACTACTCCGACTGGTGGGACCGGGCGGTGCTCGAGTCCGGCTACTCCGTCACGCGCGTCGAGGGTCTTGCCGGCAAGAACCCTGTAGTCACGGCGAAGGTCCAGCTCAACGGTCACGACCGGTTCACGGAGCGCGAGGGTCGCTACTTCAACTTGGTCCAGCCTTACCAGCACCACACCAACATCCCCGCGGTCGGCGTGAACGTCTACTCGTTCGCCCTCAAGCCGGAGGACCACCAGCCCTCAGGCACGTGCAACTTCTCCCGCATTGACAACGCCACGCTCATCCTCACGCTCTCCAACAACACGGTTGGTGCCGCGTACAGCGCGCAGGTCCGCGTCTATGCGACGAACTATAACGTGCTCCGCATCATGAGCGGCATGGGGGGACTCGCCTACTCAAATTAAGTGCGAAACCACCCAGTGGTTTCCCGGTGTTTCGTATATATTTATTTTATACAAACGCATTAATACGTAAAAATTGATAAAATATATTTCATATTCATACAGTATAACTATTTGAATATGGCTAATAAAGAAGGAAGAAAACCAGGACTAATTGATTACAGAGATGTATGTTATAATAAAAAAGACTATACAGTTGGCACAGTTTTATTTAATGGAGAACCTGTTGAGTTTATCATTGATAAGGACGAATTTTATAAAATTAATGGAATAGCGTTACATGTATCTTCAGGGGCGTATATAGCCTCCACATTTTACACAGAAGAACGAATCAAAAAGGAACTCTATATTCATAACCTTATAATGGATAGAGACTTATTTCAGGGAAAGGGTCAAAAAGAGACTGTAGACCATATCAATCGTAATGGATTTGATAATCGTAAAGAAAATTTGCGGATAGTTTCACAGGCAGACCAGAATATTAATCAGAAAAAAAAGAAACGTGGAGTTATTCTGCCTGAAGATTGCGGTATTAAATCCGAAGACATACCAAAACATATTTGGTATGTACATCCGAATGGATTACATGGAGATAGATTTGCCATAGAATTTAAAACAGAAGATATTCTTTGGAAATCTACAAGTTCTAAAAAGGTGACTTTGCTTGAAAAGTTAGAACAGGCAAAGACAAAACTTGCCGAGTTTTACATTAAATATCCATATCTTAATCCTACTTATGAAAGTGAGAAGATAGAAGAACTACATAAATCATTTAATGCTATATTATCGTTATAAAACCACCTCCCATTCTAGAAGATGCCCAGCAACGCGGACACCAGTAACGCCGCCCGCATCCAACGTCTAAAGGCGAAGACCATCGCCACGTATCACAAACTAAATCCCACCCCGAAGGGTACAGCCTACTCAATCAAGGACGCCTCTATACAAAATGAGCTGCGCGAAGGTGTGATTCCGTATTACCAACAGACAGACACGCAGACCCGCACATTAGTACAGGATTGCTGTACTACATGTGTACCGCCCGGTCAGGTATCAAACGTATACACAGAATATGTTAGCGGAACAAACGATTCAAACTGGGTATACAATCTTATATGGACCGCTGCCCCTAATGCTACATCATACACTGTAACTACGCCAACAACTGGAGCAGGTGTCTATTCTACATCAGGTACACAGGCGTATGTACATTGGAACCAAAGTGGGGACCCGCCCGATCCTACATTTATCATTACTGCCATCAACTCATGTGGTTCCAATCCTTACGTATACACCTTCCCCGCTTGCTTCCCCGCCGGCACCAAAGTTCACATTGCAGGCGGTAGTACAAAGAATATAGAAGACGTTCAAGTCGGTGACCTTGTTATCGGTGCCTTCGGTGAACACAACCCTGTTTTAGCCCTCCAGCATGTTCTGGTGGGGAATTCCAAGATGTACAAGATTAATGACGAGCACGTGACAACAGACCACCACCCCCACGTATCATATGATAAGAAGTTTTACACGATGGACATTAAAACAATTGAGAACAGTGTCTATGGCACCGATATGCCGGTTATTAATGCAGAAGGCAAGACTGAAATACGTCACTTGGATGGTCTAAAGAAAGGCAGAATTCAGAAACTCCTGCTAGGGCTCCCCTTGAAGACCATCGACGGCTCTCGTATTGTAACCAAGATAGAAGAGGTCCCCATGGACTTCGAAACCAAGTTATACAACCTGGTCACGGGCGGCAGTCACACGTACCACGCCGACGGATATGCGGTTACAGGCTGGCCCAGCGAAAAGGACTTTGATTATGATACCTGGTCACCCGTCTAATTTTTAAAAGCATTTATATGTCTACTGTTCCTAACAAAAGACATATTTCTATAAAATTGATTCGCGTTTAAAGATATTGAGTCTGATAAAGAAAAAATGCGGATTCTATCGCTGCTACTACTGGTTGGTACCAGTTTTGGCATTAGAAATCTTCAAGAGATTGACAGCACAGCAAGTGCTAGCGCTAGTGCCAGCGCCAGTGCTAGCGCTAGCGCTAGCGCATCATCGCTCGCATCATGGAGCTCCTACCCCACTTCCTCATCAAGTCCAAGCGGTTCACCTTCGTCTTCACCGAGTGCAACCAAGAGTAATTTCCCGTCTGTATCTAGTTTCGCCACAAGTTCGGCAACTGGTTCTACATCGGTCTCCCCTATGCCGTCATGGAGTAGTCTACCAACAAATTCACCGAGTCCAAGCGGTTCACCTTCGTCTTCACCGAGTGCAACCAAGAGTAATTTCCCGTCTGTATCTAGTTTCGCCACAAGTTCGGCAACTGGTTCTACATCGGTCTCCCCTATGCCGTCATGGAGTAGT